GAGTTAACATATATTCTTTCTTTTTAAGCAAATCATAAGCTTTTTTATTGTCCCCTCTTTTTTCATGTTTCTTTATATAAAAGTCCATTTCTCTGCAGTCCTTTTTAAGTCTTTCAATTTGGGATCCATACATAGCACATTCCTCTGTATAGTTAACGCGATGCCTTTGAATAGTAGAACCTCCTTTGACTTGTTAGAAAATAAAAAAGGACCCAGCCCTTTTTTGAGCAGAATCCCTTGATGAGTTATGAATAGAATTACTCATACTATTATTTATATTTTTTTACTTTCTGATAAGACCTGGAAATGCTTCGCTCACCAACTTTTTGGTAATACCCTTATAATGTGCTGAGTTGGTTTTTTTAATCAAAGCTTTATCTTTCATGAGAACTAATAGTTCTGCTTCTTTTGGATGTACCTTTTTAACAATATCAAAAAACATACCTTCGCGTTCAGCGCTAGATATTCTTTCTCCAGGACCGCCTTTTACAAAATAAGCAAAGTTTTTTGTTTTTTTATGCAAAGAATCTTTTCCTGCTAAGTTATCTAGAGGAGGCGCGCCCTCAGGCAAAATAAACTCAATTGTATCATCCATTCCGCCTCGCAATATATCAATCAATTCTCTGCATTGATTATCTTGCAATACTTTAATTTTATCATTTTTACCTGAAGCTTTTTCAGCTTCTTCTAAAATTTCATGAATCATTTTCATTAGGTAAATTCCTCTACACTTTCAATCAATAGCTTACAACGCTTTTTAATTAAGTAGTTCAAAATTTTAGATCGATGAGCTACTTTTTGGTTATCAAATCTATCTATAATAGCTTTTTTAAGCTCTGTTGGAGTTTCAGACAAATCAATTAATTTTTTATTCCGACAATAATTACGATAAACTTCAGTGTCCATCACAGATTCTAGATTGTCACAATTTTCTTCAAAGAATTCTATTTTCTTTTTTGTCATAGGAGATTGGCGAATAGAATCTACAAACGTATTATCTGGACTCAAAACATTTGGTACTCCATCACTTGAATCTCCTTTCATAATATGTTCAAAAAGATAACGACGAGGGTTTGTATCTTGGATGAACTTTTTTGTCATAGGAGAAAATTGACGTATGTTATTCCACTTTTGCAATTGAATAAAATCTTTATCAGCTGATACAATCATTATATCATCATGCCGACCAAATTCTTGAGTGTCTTCTGCTAGAGTCGCAATAATATCGTCTGCTTCACAACCATCAATTTTAATTGTTTTATATGGTAAATTATCACCAATTTCTTCAAACACTAGATTAATAATTCGAAATATTTCTGCCCAATCAAGTGGCGATTCTTCGCGACCATCTCTACGCTTAAATTTATATTGAGGGAAATATTCTCTACGCCAATTAGAAGAGTCATTTGCAATAACCATTTGACCATATTCTTTTCGAAACTTTTTATTATACATTCGAATAGAATTAAGAATCATATGACGAATAAGACTTTCGTCAATATCTAATTTTTGAGTAATTATATTTGCAATAGCAATTGCGTTGTAGTCAATAATAATCATAATTCACCTATTTTCATAATATTACTATTATATCACATTATTCGTCTGATGTAAACATGTCTTCCAATTGTTGACCGTTTTTATTTAGACTTTTTACATATTTTATTAGATCATCTATTTCATCTATTGTTTCATGAAGAAAGTGTGGTTCACCATCAGTTCTATACATCATTGCAATAATTAAATTTAGAATAACACCAAGATCATTTACCATAGCTTTATTATCTAATGGATGATAACCATGTCTTACTAAAATGTCAACCATGTTTGCTACAGAATCTTGAGCTATATCTTCATAATGCATTCTCGCAAGACGAGCCGCTTCTATTTTTGCAGCATAATTTTCATTTGCTACTTTTTTTATTGGAAACTGAATAATGTTATCATTCATTAGCTATTTTCCTAACGTGTTTAGCATGAATCTTACAACCAATAAATTCATTATAATATTCGTCGCTAAATAGTACTTCTCTATCAAACTGCTCTTTAGCTTCTAAATAAGACATTTCACCTTTGGTATTACATAAATGTAGTATTTCTCTACTAAAATTATTTCTACCTTCACTTTCTACGAGCATTTTCACTTGCTCACTTGAACCGAAATAATCTTTCCAATCTGATTCTTTTTTAACACTGCGTCGTCTAGTTTTCCCTTTTAATGGTGGTAATTTTCTATTGGACCAAAAATTCTTTTTTCCAACGTATTTTTTTCCATTTGAAAGATCTGTTATAAGATATACAAATCCAACATAGTTATTAATATTTTCTGATTCAAATAATTGACCTTGATAAGTCCAATCCATAATACTACCATAATTTGTTTATATGGTATTATTTATATGTATTAGAATTGATCGTGAGGACTCCAATCATCCCAATCATCGGAGTCTCCATTACTATAAACTCCTTTGCTTTCATTAAAATCCAATTCCTCTGAAGATTCGAATCCACAGAATGGGCAATAGCTTGGTTCTATTCCTTCTTCTTTTGCTTCTTGACACTTAACTTCATACTCCATGCTACAACTTGGACAACCGATTTTCATAAGTATTCCCCTTAAAGACTCAACCCTTTGAAAGTATTTTCATCTACATCTTGCTTTACTCCACCAATAACATAAGAACTAATTTCAGTTTCTTGTGGAGCTACTTGTACATTTCCACCACCAATCCATTTTTCAGTCCAGGGAAGCGGATTTGCTTGAGGTACTGAATATGGTGATGGTGTATTGATAGCTTTCATTCTTTTATTTGCGATCCATTCAATATAATCATATAATAGTTTTGAATTCAAACCAATCATGCTACCGTCTTTGAACAAATAATCTGCCCAAATTTTTTCTTGGTTTACTGCATCTACAAACATTTGTACAACTTCGGATTCAGACTCTTCTTTAATTTTAGCAAAATCTGGATCGTCTTTTGGTAACATTTTGATCATATAAGAAGAAGCTGCTAAATGTGTATTCTCATCACGAGCAATAAACTTAATGATTTTTGCATTACCTTCCATTTTTTTGAGTTCTGCGAATGCCCAGCTGCAAGCAAATGAAACATAAAATCTTACTCCTTCTAAGATGTTAATTGAGTTAAGTGCTAACCAAAGTTTCTTTTTAAGATCATAAGAATTAATGTTAATTTGTTTTCCATTTACTTTATGATTACCTTCACCCAATAGATTCCACCACGAATTTGCTTCAATACAATCGTCGTAATATCGTGAAATATCTTTAGCACAATCAACAATTTCTTGAATGTCAAGCATCTCATCAAAAACAGAAGATGGGTTAGCATATACATTACGTATAATATGTGTATAAGAACGAGAATGGATTGTTTCCATAAAAGTCCAAGCCATCACCAAAGGCTCAAGCTCTGGTAAAGAAGCTACTGGCATAAGAGTTTCAGTTGGTCCACGACCTTGGACCGAATCTAATAAAATTTGTCTTTTTAGATTTGATGTAAAAATATGTTGTTCGTGTTCTGTTAATGCACGAAAATCTGATTTATCTTTTGATACATCAATTTCTTCTGGCCGCCAAAAGAACCCTAATTGTTTATCAGTAATTTTATCTAGCTCAGGATATTTAACCTGATCATAACGCGCAATATCGACTCCCTCATCATAAAACATTTTAGATGATAAGTGAGACTTTTCCTTTTGCTTAAAAACCGATGCCATTAATTTATAAAACCTCTATGTTAATGTGTAGCCCAACTTGGTGAATTCTAACTCTTTCACCAAAACGATTATAATTGTAATATACTTCTGATTCTATAGGTGGTTTCTTTCCACCTGACGCGTCCATCGCGTTTATTGGTTCAACCTTTACTTGTTGTTGATTTATTTTTTGTGAACAGTATGGTACTGTTTGAGTTGATCCATACATTGCAGCCGGCTGAAAATCAACAGCCATTAGATTACACAGCTCTCACAAGCTTCGTCTTCTACTACTTCCGAAGGTAATTCTACATGATCAGTTTCTTTCCATTCGCCAGCGCCATCAAACGTATTATTATAATACATTTGTTTTCCACCATATTTGTAGAATGTAATCATGTCTGTAATTAGTCTCGACATTGGAACTTTGTTATCTTCAAAAAATTCTGGGTTGTAAGAACTATTAACTGATATTCCCTGATCAATGTATTTTTGTAATACTGCACAAATCTTTAGATAACCATCAGGAGTTTTTTGATCCCAAAGTAAGTCATATCTATTTTTCATATGATGATAACCAGGAACTACTTGAGCCATTACACCATCTTTAGATTGCTTATATGATACCAAGGCACGAGGTGGTTCAATACCATTTGTTGAATTAGAAATTTGTGCAGAAGTCTCTGCAGGCATTAATGCCATTAGGGTTGAATTACGAATGCCGGTTTTCTTTAGTTGTTTACGTAAAGATTTCCAATCCATTCTTTCTTTATGAGTAACTAACTCGTCTACTTCTTTTTTATACGTATCAATTGGTAAAATACCATGACCATATTTTGTTTCGTCAACTTTAGAAATTGCACCTTTTTCTTCTGCAAGATCAGCTGAAGCTTTTATGAGATAATAAGACCAAGCTTCGGCATACTGATCAATTGTGGCCAATGCGTCTTCGTTATAACTAAGGTTGCGTTTGGCGAGGAAGTAAGCCAAATTAATAATGCCAACACCGAGAGGACGGCGAGCCATTGTGGAATTTTCTGCAGCACGAACAGGATAGCTTTGATAATCCAATAAGCTATCAAGAGCACGCACAGTAAGATTGCAATATCGTTCAAATTCAGAAGGATCATTTATTAGTCCCCAGTTAATTGCTGAAAGGGTACACAGAGAAATTTCACCTTCTTCATCGTTCGCAGAACTCAGAGGCTTGGTTGGTAAATCAATTTCACAGCACAAATTAGATTGTTTAATTGGTGCTTGTTCAGGTAGAAATGCTCCATGCTCATTTGCATGATCTACGTTCATTAAATAAATCCGGCCAGTGTCTTTACGTTCTGTTAAGAATTGTGAAAAGACTTCCATTGCTGGCATAGTCTTTTTACGAATAGAAGTTTTTCTTTCGTATTTTTCATACAATTCTTTGAATTTATCTTGATCTGCATAAAATGCATCATACAAATCTGGTACATCGTTTGGCGAAAAGAAAGTAATATTTCCACCACTCAATAAACGTTCATACATTAGTTTGTTAAATTGAAAGGCATAATCCATATGTCGGACTCGCGTTTCTTCAGTACCTTTATTATTTTTTAGTACTACTAAATCTTCAAATTCATAATGCCATACTGGAAGATACACAGTCGCAGCACCACCACGGACACCGCCCTGGGAGCATGACTTTACTGCTGCTTGAAAATATTTTAGAAATGGAATTAATCCAGTATGTACAATAGACCCATGATTAATTTTAGATCCTATTGCTCTGATCGATCCTGCTCCAATACCAATACCTGCTTTTTTCGAAATATATCTAACAATAGATGTACTAGTTGCGTTGATAGAATCAAGACTATCACCAGATTCAATAAGTACACAGCTGCTAAATTGACGGGTAGGGGTCCTGAGACCGGCCATAATAGGAGTAGGAAGAGAAATATAAAATTGTGAAACTGCATCGTAGAATTCCTTGACCCATTTCATACGGGTATCTTTTGGATAATCTGCAAACAGTGTCGCGGCAATCATCATGTAAGCCATTTGCGGAGTTTCGTAAATTGTTTTAGTTCCGCGGTCTTGTACTAAATATTTTCCACGGAATTGCTCCATTGCTACATAAGTAAAAGAATCATCTCTTTCATGACGAATAAAACTATCTAATTGTGTTACTTCATCTCTATTATATTTTTTCATGAAATCGCCATCCCATACACCACGGTATACGTTTTCAATCAAAAGATCTAAGAGTGATTTTGGAGTATAATCACCATATACTTCTTTTCGAAGTTTATAGTTAACAAGTCTTGCAGCTACATATTGATAATTTGGTGTTGCTTCACAAATTAGCTCTGCTGCAGATTTTATTAAAAGCTCATGAATATCATAAGCTGGAATTTTATCATATAATTGAATATTAGCTTTTAGTTCAATTTCAGATATTGATACACCGGTAATATCGTTAGTTGCCCACTCTAATACGCGGTGCACCTTATCAAGATTAAATGGCTCTGTACGGCCATCTCTCTTGGTTACAGAAATTGGTTGATTCATTAAATACTCCGTAGAATTAGAGGAAAGGTTTCACTGGGAATAATAAAGATATAATTCCCTCATTTATATTAGTATTTACTGGATCTATTATATATCAGATTACTGATTTTGTAAACAGCCTTATTGGCTATTTTCAACATTTTTTTCTGCAGCTGCATCAGAAGCTTCTGAGATTGCAGTTTCATAATAAATCAATAGTTGTCCCTGTTGATTAATAAATCTACGAATGTCTTGAATGTTTATTGATAGACGCTCATAGTCTCTTATAGGCAATGCTACAAAAACTACTTCTCCGTAATCTTTACGGAAGTCAGCAATAAATTCTTCTAGATTTTCTTCAGTTACAACTTCAAATTGTACGTCAGCCAAATTTACCGGCTTTGGTCGAGGTTGTATTAATATATTTGGCGCAATATATTCTGTTACCGTTTGAATACGAGGTTCAGAATTAAAGGTACTACACCCACTAACGAGGATCAGAAGCGGGAGCAGGAGCGCCGGAGTCAATTTCGATTTGGTCAAAAACTTGTTTGGTTCCATTATTTATTCTCGTTTCAATTAGTCCAGGTTTCGATAGAGCTAATTTAGTTAAGTTGTGATCAGATAATGTAGCTCTAATCTGATCAAGTCCTTCTTCAGCATCTCTTAAGCTAGCTTGAAGTTCATCATTCAAAGCTTGTTGCCTAACAGCATCTTCTTGTAATCGACTAATAGTTGATTCATTAGTTTGTACAGCTTGATCAAGAAGTGTTTTTTCAGCAGTCAATCGTTGAATGGTAGCTTGAGTAGAATCATAGTAGTATTTAGCTCCAAAACCTATACCACCTAATAATCCTAATACTAGTATTATACCATATAATTTAGCCATAGTAAATCACTTTTTTAATCGTTCCAACATAGCATTAATTGATTTAAGACCTAAAGATCGACGATACATTGAGTCAGTATCTTCTTTACGTCTTTTATCTCTTTTTTTGTATATTTGCTTTTTCCCTGGAGACAAATCAACACCACCACCGGCTACAGAGTTTGTAGCAACTTCTTGAATGTAATCAGCGAAAGTTTTCATCGGTCGATTTCTCCTGGATTAACCAAAATATTTTGCTTTGTTTTTAAGTGTAAGACTTCATATATTGGAACACCCAACATATGTCCCTTTGGTTCAGCATTTTCATAAACTCTAATTCTAGTTCCTTTTAGAGCAATTGCTTCTCCAGTTTTTGGTGATAATGAATCATGAACTAAGGTATAAACTCCAGGCTTTAACATTTCGCCATCCATATACCATGTTGATTCAAACAACGTATCATCAAAGTCAATATCCATTTTTTTCAAGATATTGATTATTTGCTCCTCACTGAGTCCAGTCTCTTCTTTTATTAAGAAAAGAGCTGTAGCCCAAGAAGCTAATTTAGTTCTACCAAATGGTAATTTGCTTAAAAGTCTTTTGATATTGAAAACTAAACGATGAAAAACAGTGTATGCAGCTTTTTCTTCTGAGGTTTTTAACTCACGTGTCTTTTTTAGGACTTTACCATCATCATCGATAATTCCTAATTTGAACGCTTCAGTTTTTTCCCAATCGGTAACCAATAGCTTAATGAATCTATAAGCATAGAATAAATCACCAGTTCTAGAAATAATGCTCATTAAATTTCCCTAAGCTTTTCCACTATTAATGGATCTAATGGTACATCCACTTTTTCTTCTTCTGTAATATAATTTAGATACAATAAGATTGGTCTTACTACTGGCCAATATTTTTGATCTACTTTATACCATATCATTTTAGTTGCAGCTTCAATTCCAAATACATTATATAATATTACAATATGATTGATAATTAATCTTTCTTGTAAATCATCATCGTTATAATATCTACCAAGCAGCCTTTTGATATATTTGAATCGATTTAGATCGTCATAAAATTCTTCTACATCAACGCAATTTGGATTTTTATAATTATTTGCTGCGTAGAGGAGAAAATTCTCCTCATTCAATTTTTCAAAAAGTTTCATATAGTCCTCAAAAAAATAGAATTACAATATTCTATTCTATTTATAGACTATGCTAGTACTTCTAGTAACTCCGATTTGGTCATGCCAGTTGGATCCATGCCTATACTTTCAGCAAGTTCAACTAGTTCAGCTTTAGTCATGCTTGAAATATCAATTTCTTCTTCAGCCATTTCTTCAGCTTCTTCAACCAGATCCTCGACCTCTTCTTCAGTTAGTACTGCGGGATCAGGCTCTGGCATTGGAGCTCGCATTTCTCGAGCAGGTTGAGTATCACCATTGAATTCAGCAATTTGCTCTGGAGTTAAAGACTGTCGCTTTAATAGTTCTCCGCTTTTTGATACATAACCACGAGGAGTAGCTATAGCATCTTTTAACCATGATGGTTTAGTCATATTATTTCTCCGTTATTTTATTCTTCGTCAGCATCATCTTGTGCAGGTCCATCAGGTACCAGTGATATATCTATTGGAAAAGTTTTTGTAACTTCTGCAGTAGTAAATGTAGCTGGTATCGCTGGATCTTCATCTGTAGCATCAACTGCTTCAGTTAAAACTGATTCATTATATGTTACGACAAAGGTAACTTCTGTTTCATCGTCATTTATTTCAGAGCTGTGAAACGGAAGCCAAGTTAGATCTGCGGGCGTATCAACATCTGCAGCTACAGCATGTGGAAATGCTGTAGAAAACGATAAGTGTATTGCCATTTCTGATGCAGCCGGATTATCAACTCCTGCAGCCCAAGTATCAATAGAAGCTATTTCATCTGCAGTAGCAATTCGTTGTGCCATAATTATCTCCTACTTTTTAACAGCGCTAGCTGATTTTTTAATTTCGTCAGATGACTTATTTTCAATCTCTTCGCCATCTGTTACTTCAGTATTATCGTCGTGCATTTTTTTGAAGTCTTTTTCTCCTTTTGCACGAGGCTCTTCAGGTGATTCATTAACGTCATCGCTAATTGCGTCAACTGTAGATTTTTTCATGGTAACTTTATATGTTTTATCACCAAACTTAAAATCTTTTTTACCGGCTTTAGCCGCGGCAGCTGCTGCACCCATAAAATC